CTTAAAAAATAAAATTACGGATCTTGGGTTTATTTATGAACCTGCTTTGGGAGATACTTACCACCGTTCTTTGTACAAAACAGGAAACTTTGTAAACTCTGCTAAAGGCACTAAAGCAGGAATTACTACCTATGCCACTGCCTTAACACATTGGGATAGCGACATTACCTATGGAAATAATTTATTTTTAGATTACAACGATTCTTCTTTTGAAGAGTCAGTAGGTCGTTGGTCAGCAACTAACGGAACCCTAGCGGTATGTACTTATACAAATACTTTGTCTACTTTAGGAGTAGCAATACCCGCCGTTGTTCCAAACCTATTTAACAGAGATTACCCACTACGCTCAACCTCTGTAGGAGTAGTAACAGCAAGCAGCACTAGTGACATAACTTTACGTTGTCCAGGAGCCTCTGCTAATTCAATTCTTTATGGAATTCCAGTTACTGCCGGAGTAAACTATATGTTTAAGGGTTACATACGTGCAATTACTAATAACTATACTGCAGTAGCAAAAATACAATGGTTTGATAGTGCTGGTGCGTCTATTTCTACAACTGCGTCTGGACCAACAGTTACAGCGGGAACAGGTTTTTGGGCAAACTTTGCATCTATATCAACTACTGTAGAAGGTGGGTTTACCGCACCTGTTGGTGCAACTTATGCAAAACCAACCTTAGTTATAACCCCAACTGCTACAAGCGATAAGTTTGTACTAGACATGCTTCAGTTTAGAGCTTTACCTGCGACTGAGATATCTCCTATAGCTAAACTGCCCGGATATACTTATGAGGACGCCCGTTTAGTAAAACTAAAGATTAACCCTGACCTTTCAAATTTAATTCCAAATTCAAACTTTGTTAACGGCATTGGCGGTTGGGAACCTTTTAACGCAGAAGTTGTTCATCAAAATTTTGCTGCAGGACAAGACGGGGTAAAGTTAACCGCGCTGTCAAATGGTCGAGTAGGATTTGTATCTGACTGGATTCAAACAGCGCCAGGAAGTCCCCATAGTTTTTCTGTATTTGTAAAGGGACCTGCAAGAACAGCTAAATCTCGTATTGAGTTCTCAGCTCCTCAAACTGAAGAGGAACAAACAGCTGTATTAACAGATACTGATGGAAAGTTCTTTAAAAAGGAACCTTACTTTGCTGATAGTGAAAGCATCACGTTAAATGCAACTACTTTTACTAAAACAACAGTTACCGCAGTATCAGCGGTAGAAACTCCTGACTATGGTAAGCCTGTAGGAAAGGTTTCTGTGTACATAGACAACGCTCAATTGGGCGATGTCTTTTACATCACTTACCCTATTTTAACTCAATCTTCCAGCCCGCAAGATTGGTTCTGTGGAAGTAACGGAATAACTTTTAGCGACCCTAATGTTACGACTTATTACCCTACAAACGACCTTACTTGGGAACGAAAAGACCAATTTAACATGGTAAGTCTTTCTACTTTAGAAAACGTTTCAAAATGGACTGGAGCTTCTGGATCTACTGTAACTGTGCAGACTGGCGGAACGGTAAAGTTTGGAACCACCTCTATGAAGATTTCTGCTACTGGGGGCGGGGCTGCGACTACAACTGTAAAACTTCCTATGGGAGCTGCAAAAGGTGGGGAAGATATCGCAGTCTCTACATACGTCTACGGACCTGCAGGTCTCTACTCCGTAAGTACTAATGGACAAAAATCAGGTAACTTTAGACTTGCAGAAAATACTTGGGTAAGAATCCACACTGAAAGAATTGCTGTATCTGGAGAAACACAGTTTGATATAACTGTTGCTTTATCTGACGCAGGTTCTGGTACAAAAGTATTTTATGTTGACGGAGTTCAAGCAGAGTACGGACGGGTTCCTACTCCTTACGTTGACCCTGCTCAATCTACTACCGCTGTAGTTCAAAACCCATCTGATGCTGGAGAAACAGTTGCTGTAGCTAATAACTACATGGTAGGAAGCGGACGTAGTTTCTATGCAAATAGATACATTCAAAAATATGCACGTTTAAAGTCTACTTTAAATAAAGTTATGCCTGTGGGATCTACTTGGTCTATTGAGACCCCAACAACAAGCATTGCTTTTCCAGATGTTGAAAACAACCTAGCCCCATCAGGTTCATTTGAAAACTCAACAAGTGGCTGGTCAGGGGTAAGCGCCTCTTTAACTAGAACAATTGCTAGAGGAAGCGTCTTTGATGAAACCTTGGTTCAAGGAGCTGCTTACTGTAAAGTTAGAGCAAGTTCTTCTGGAACATTTGGTGCTATTACAGACTACATTTCTGTAGAGCCGGGTAAGGGATATTACCTTTCTGCCGCAGTTCGTCCAGAAAACGAAGACGCTTACGGAACTTATGTAGTTAAACTAAAATGGTATGACTTAGCCTTAAATTTCTTAAGAGAAAAAAACAACACTATAACCCTGAATAGGGGCGACAGATGGGCATACCTAGATATCGTAGCTCCTGGGTCTAAGACAGTTACTATCAATACTATTGCAGTAGCTTCAAACGTAGTAACAATCACTACTGTTGGAAATCACGGATTTTCAGTAGGAGAAGAACTATATGTAGGTATTAATGAGGGCGCTTATAGCGCCATAATTGGAAACGTAATGATTACCGCGGTAACCGCAAATACGTTTTCTTACGCAGCAATTTTTGCAAATACTGCGGCTACTGAAATAAACGGTAGAGCTACTTTTGCTAACACTAGCGTTGGGTTTGCAAAAATCGAAGTAACCTGTACCCCATCGGTCTCAGGAACTGGTCGAGTCTTCCACCTTGACAAGGTTTTGTTTAGAAGGTAGGTTTCCCCTATGACTGAACTTTTAGTAGCAGCTTGGGCAACAGCCTGTCTATTAACGGCCATAGAAGAACTATTAATATCCCTAGGAAAATGGAGGGGCTTACTAGCCCTCTCTATGAGCACAGTAGCCTGTTTTGTTCTTATGCCAATAGGGTGGAGTTTAATTTTCTACGTCCTTGCGTCAGCCTTTGTAGGGTTAACCTCATCCGTCATTATTGAGAACCTTGTAACCGGAACCCCAGAAAGAATTCAACGCGGGTTGCCAAGAAGGGTACCTCCCCTATAGAGTCTGCTCCCACAAGGAGGAGATTATGAAATCAGATACAGATCCAAGATTATCTTTACGTGCCCGAGGACTTTACAGATTTTTTGTTGAAGTGGGGAGAGTTATACCAGCACAAGAATTAGCTGATTCTGCTGCAGTTCCTGAGGGATTGCACTCAATTGAGTCTGCCATGAAAGAGTTAAAAACTTTTCATTATATAAAGGCAGTAAAATATCAGGCCAAGGGAACTACTCAATGGCGTACTCTTTTAAAGTTTACTGATGAGTCTTTAAACCTATTTATGCCTGAATTTGCCGACAAGCGAATTTCGCCTGTTCTGTCCACCGTTAGTACTAATAGCTATAGTGATATGTCTAGTAGTTTAGATATAGATACAGTTACTAACGTAACTGTATCTATAGGGGCTGCGCCCCTTAAAGAATCTGGAGGAGTAAAAATGGCTTGGCCAACATTTGAAGATAACACAGCCCCGAAATCCAAGGTCAAGTCTTTGGATACTGACGATGATTCCGGCGCTATCGGAAAAGTAAGTTCCTTAAAGGTTGGTGGTGCTCGTCCTAAGAAAACTAAGGTTGAGCAAGAAGCTCGTAACCGAATTAACGTTCCAGAAGAAGACTGGACTACTGGAGACATCGTTGCTGAGTTCTATGATTTGTACATGCAGATCCATAACGGTGCCCCAAATCAAGTCAACGGCAAGCATTTGATTACCTGGATTAACAAACGCGTTGGTGAAGGCGTACAACGTATCGATATTCTTACAGGGGTGCGCAGGTTCTTTGATGATCCTCGCGTTATTGCAGATCTAGGTACAGGTCTTCCAATTTACCAACGCTTTATGAAATACTATGGAAGTGTTCACGGAATTGTGAGTCGAGTTGACGAACCAATTGGTTTAGACGAAGATACGCTAGCGCATCAGGAAAAGATGCTGAAACTATTGGAGAGCTAATGTACAGACTTGAAGATGTTGCTCCAAGTGTTCGTGCACAGATCAGGGCAGCCAGTCTCCCAATGAAAACCATTGGGTTGGAGTTCTCTGACCTGACCCCTAACCCAGCCTTTGAAAAGGTGCAGATGTGGATTAAATCTGTACTGGCTGGCAAGGTTGTGCAGGCGGCTGGAAACCCCAATTGCGGCAAGGGATTGCTATTGCTAGGTAAACCTGGTCACGGCAAGACTACTCTGGCCTCTGTGGCCCTCCAGGAGCTTCTGAGAGGTATGTCAGCCGAGTCTTGGGGGTCTCCAGATTTGACTCCAAGGCGTCCAGCCCTGTTTATGGACTATCCCAAGCTTTTGCGCCTTCAGAAGTCTCAGTGGTCTGATTTTGACGACAGCGTTGAAACTATGATCAATGGGATCTATGGAGACGGTCCCAAGGAAAACCTCATTCGAACATTTGTTCTAGACGATTTGGGTAAGGAGCACAAAACTTCTTCCGGTTGGGCAGAGGACACGTTTGATGAGCTGTTACGGGCTAGATTTAATTCTGGCTTACCGACTATAGTTACGAGTAATACACCACTTTCAAAGTGGGGGACGAATTATAGCGAAGCAATGGCAAGTTTTGCGTATGAAGCTTTCATACCAATTGATGTAAACTCAGGAAAGGACTTACGCAGATGAGGACAGCAATGAACAACTGGCAAGTGACACAATTGTTTCTATCGGAAACAGGCGTGCACGAAGTGGAGATGAACACTGACTCCCTTAAGTTGCGCTGCAACTGCACCGGGTACGGTAACCGTAGTTCTTGCAAGCATGTTCGCTTTGTTCGTGAACGTATGGACAAAAACGGTGGCATCTACCCAACACAAATTTCTAACCGCGCTTCAAAATTAGAAGCAACAGTGGCTAGTAGTGATCCCTCGTCTTTTCGTAAACTGTTGATTGAATACGGCAAGATCGAAGTAGTCTAGTGCGTAACGGGGATATCTCTAATGAGGTTCCTCAACGAGTTATAGTAACTCTAGACTGCGTTATCGATCGTGCACCGACGGTAAAGAAAGTTTTAGGGATTCCTGTATTCGGAGAAGAGAGCCAATACAACCGTCAGTCCCTTTCCCTGTTCTGGCGATTTGCAGATAAGTACGGATACACTTTAGAGCTAGTTGGTTTTGGTTATTCAAAAAAAGAAATGGAAGAAGTTTTTGAAGATTTAAATAATCTTGGGACTAATCCTTTTAATTACGTAAACCGTTATAATTCTGTAGCAGATTTAGTAGGAGAATTACCGTACCGTCCAGAACTAAAAGGAGTTGTGGATATACCCTCTAGGGGTCTAAGGTATGGCAGTAAATATTTAGAGATGGGGCGATTGTAATGGCAGCAGATAACGAAGTACGGCTTCTGTCTAGAGCTATCCGCACCCGCGATATTTCTTCAATGCTTGAAGCTGGTGTACAAGACGATTGGTTCTTTGTAGAAGAGAACAAAGCTGTGTGGCGTTTTATTCGTCAACACTGGACTCGGTATCAAGAAGTGCCTACTGGCATTACCGTTCTTGATAACTTCCCTACTTACCGTTTGTTAGCTGTTGATGACAATCTTGATTATTTACTTGACCAGTTAATTGAATACCGTAAACGTCAAAGTACTATTTCAGTTGTACAAGATGCTTCAGAAGCAATTGCTTCGGGGGATCACAACGCTGCTATTGCAGTACTTGGTCAAGGAGTAGCAAGGCTTCTTGATGAAGGTGCTCGTGAGACTACAGATATTGATCTTACAGATAATGCGACTCAACGTTTTGAGGAGTATCTAAATGTTAAGACTCGACAAAATGGTTTGTTAGGAATTGCAACCGGCTTTAAGACAATTGATCAAGCAACCGCTGGTTTACAACCAGGTCAGTTGATTACGATTATTGCCCCACCTAAGACCGGTAAATCAGTTCTTGCATTACAAGTTGCAGTTAACGTTCACAAAGATGGCTTTGTTCCTTTGTTTCAATCTTTTGAGATGAACAACATTGAACAACAACATCGACACGATGCGATGCGTGCCCACATTGCACACTCCCGGCTCATTCGCGGGGCCCTGAATAAAGATGAGGAAACTCGTTATATGAAGGTCCTGGAGGAGATGGAGACGATGCATAAGTTCTACCTAACAGATGCGGTTTCTGCAATGACTGTTACTGGCTTGTCGGCAAAAATTGACAAGCTGCGTCCTGACATCGTATTTGTAGATGGTGTGTACTTGATGGTTGATGAGATTACTGGAGAGCAAAACAGTCCTCAGGCCCTTACAAATATAACTCGTGGCCTTAAGCAACTTGCTATGGCTAAGAAAATTCCTATTGTTATTTCAACTCAGGTTCTGTTATGGAAGATGAAGAAGAAGCAAGTATCGGCAGATGCTATTGGTTACTCATCATCTTTCTACCAAGACTCAGATGTGATTCTTGGTTTACAGAAACAAGATGAAGAAGACGATACTTCCCGTGAACTACGTATCGTTGCAAGTCGTAACTGCGGACCGGCATCAAGTGACCTATTGTGGGACTGGGAAGAAGGGAAGTTCGAAGAGTATGGATCTCTATTTGGAATCAGCACCGTTTGATGGAACTCAAGCATGTTTAAAGATTGATCCAGAATGGTTTTTTCCAGAAGACTATGACGACAGGTTCCATGTACTTGTGGCTAAGAGTGCGTGTAAAAGCTGTCCGATAAAGACTGCTTGCTTAGAGTATGCTTTGGGCGATAGCGGGTTAGACGGTATCTGGGGTGGCACCACTCCGCAAGAACGTAAAAACCTAAGACGACGGAAACGAGCATACGCATGAGTTTAGATCTAAGAGATAAAGACGCTCCACTTCACGTTTGCGTGTGCGGGTCTACTTTATGGAATGTAAAAGCAATGTTTGAAGATGGCGAAATTTCTTTATATATGTTAGACATGGAGTGTGCGTTATGCGACGCACTGGCAACAGCACCGACACCGATTGATGGGATGGACTACAGTGGGTAAAAAGAATAAGTTTGTAATGCCAACCGATGAGCAGCTTGTTGAACGTGGTTATCTGACAATTGATCAGTTTGTAGACCGTCTTTCAGAAAGTCTGCGTAGTTACATGAAATCTAACTGGTCAGAAGAAGACGAGTCTGAAGAACTTCATCACCCAGAAGATCTTGCTGCAAACGCAGCTACTTACACAGAGGTTATGTACCGTGTAATTGGAGATTTTTCTTAGATGTATCGCGACGGAGATATTGAGAAGGTACTCCTTCGTCTAGGTATTGACGGGTCACAACGCAACCGAGAAATTACTGGGTTGTGCCCAATGCACTTAGAGAGGGTTGGTCGTCAAGACAACAATCCTTCCTGGTCAATTAATTCAGAGACCGGTGTCCACCATTGCTTCTCCTGTGGATACAAAGGTATTTTGCTTGGCCTTATTGCGGATGTACTTGAGTTTAAAACCAAGTTTGATCGTCCTGACTATGAGGCTGCAAAGGCATGGCTACAGCAAGAGATCGAAGTTGACTTTGAAGAGCTTGCTAAACAACTTGAGGAGTTGCGTAACGCGTACGTTGGTCCAGTACCTCGCCCTATTGAAATGAGTGAGGCTCGCCTTGCGGTATTTGACGAGGTTCCGGATTGGGCTTTGCAAACACGTCAGCTAACTCAGTCTGCTGCTTGGAATCACGGACTTAAATGGGATTCTAGACAAGAGGCTTGGATTATCCCAATTAGGAATGCTGAGAGTTCAAAGCTTATGGGTTGGCAAGAAAAAGGACAGACAAATCGGACATTTCGTAACAGACCTGCCGGTGTGCAGAAGTCTCTAACCCTATTTGGCATCGACTCTTTACTAAACACTTCTATGTTAGTAGTTGAGTCTCCATTAGACGTAGTTAAGATTAGTTCATCTAAGCTCCAGGTGGGTGGCGTAGCGACTTATGGCGCTTCAGTAAGCCAAGCTCAGTTTGACTTGTTTAGACGAGCTGAAAAGTTGATTTTTGCTTTTGATAATCCTAAGATTGATGCAGCCGGAGAAAAAGCATCTAAGGAAATGTTTGCTAAGTGCAAAGACGCTGGTATGGAATGCTGGTTCTTTAACTACGGCGACAGCGGATTAAAGGATATTGGTGACATGAGTAAAGAACAGATTGAATACGGGATTGCAAAAGCAAAGCATTTTGTTTTTGGAGAGGATGCGATCTATGGCTAAAAAAGGAAGTAAAATTGCAGTAACTAAAGGAAAAAGCATCGGCGGCTCTATGGGTGGTGCTATGGAATACACTCGGGGATATAAGAGGCGCAAAGAGGCTGTTCGTAAACGAGAAGATGAGTACTACGCTTCTATGTGCGGCCCTGTGACCGTTAGGAAAGTAGGGGAATAAGTAATGGCTAACGCATCTATTGACTATAACTCAGTAGGTCAACTTCCTGCTCGTTTTTGGACTAAAGTAAATAAGACCGAAGGTTGCTGGCTATGGACCGGAAAAATTGACGACGGCTACGGTCGTTTTGCTTTCAATAAAAAACTGTATTTAGTACACCGACTTATGGTTGCTATTATGAAAGAGCCTGTTTCTCCAGACATGGTTATAGATCATATTTGCAAAGTTAGAAACTGCTGCAATCCTGACCACCTCCGTCAAGTAACTAAGTCAGAAAACAGTTTAAATCGCAAAGCTAACCTAGATCCAACTTTGTGTGTAAACGGGCACTCATTATTTGATGAAGATTCTCAAACACATATAAGTACTCGTCGTACTCGTCACAACGGGGAAGAACCATCTATTACTTGTAAAATTTGTAACTCTGTAAAGCGTTTAGTAAATACTCCAGTAGAGTTGTAACCGTGACTTTTACAGGGACCCTGCTTCCGTATCAACCAGAGGCCGTAGACGCTATGTGTGAGCGCGGCAAGATGCTGGTTGCTTACGATCTTGGGTTGGGTAAAACTGTTCTTACTATTGCAGCGATTGAACGTCTTATGGACGAACAGAAGATAATGGAACCAGGTATAGTTATCTGTCTGTCTAGCCTCAAATACCAGTGGGCAGATCAGATTAGGAAGTTTACCGATGAGTCTTCAACACCTTTGGTTATTGATGGAACGCCGAAACAACGCATTGAGCAGTACCAACAGGCCTTTGACTGGGGGCATACACTCGTTGATTACGTCATTATTAACTACGAGCAAGTTGTTAATGACTGGGAGTACGTACGACAGCTCCCTACGGGATTCATT